TGTGTACTTTTGCATTCCAATCCGGGGAGAATCTTGGTGATTTTGATTCGGATTTAAAGAAAAAAACAAAAAAGTTGATGTTTTATTATCCCTAAATCTGCAGCGTAATTATCTGATAATCAACTAGGATATTTCCGATTTTTACATATATAACACCGAAAATGCACCGAGTTGCGTATCAAACAAGTTACAGATACTCAAACAGTTGTGTGATTATTGTAAAACAAATGTTTGGCAAAATGACTCATTTTTCGCAAAACGGTGCAATAAAAATCTTAGTTTTCTAACATCTTTTTGGTAAGCCTATCGATCGTTTTCTGTTGACTCTCGATAGTCTTGTTCTGTCTCTCAACGATTGTCAACAGGTTTCCCTGGTTGCCTTTCGTGAGTTCCTCTCCCATGATTAGGTAATTAGCGTCTACCCAATCGACGGCGTTAATGATCTTCACGATAATGTCGTAACTAGGGGCATTTCTGCCAGATACGATATTTTTGATCGTGGTCCATGGTACACCAATCTTCTTTGCGAATGTAGCAATGGTGTGACCCTCTTTTTCAATGATGCTGTTCACGCGTTCATTGATAGTTTCTGTTACTTCTTTTTCTTTTTCCGTACTCATAATATGTAAAATTCAAACAAAATGCTGAAAAATACAAAAATAATCAGTGAAATGTTTGGTTGTATCACTGAAATGTTATATATTTGCAGCGTGTTATTAATTCTCATGGTGCAAATATACAAAAAATATCGCACATAATGATGATTTCAAACAAAAATTTTAAAAATATGGGTTTTAGTGAGTACATGAAGAGTCTTCCGTATCCACGTTGTGGAATAGTGGGAGAAATTGCTGAGAAATGCAAAGTATCTAATAATTCCGTCTATAGATGGATTCAGGGCAAATCCAAGCCGAACGCTCTATGCAGAGGAATTGTCGCTGAGTATCTAGGTATGCAGGAGAGCGAACTTTTTCCGGAGGGTTGAGTATGGAATCAGTGGAGTTCTATAACACCCCAGAGGGTGATGTAATGTACAAGCAACTGGGCAAGCCTGTCCAGGAACTTACAGTTAACAGTCGCGAGGTTATCGGGGAGATGCTAGACTTAATTAAGACTAGGTATCCACAGGCCTTTAAGGCTTTATGCAATCAGTATACAGCTAGCGAATTAAATCGCAAGGTATACGAGTTCAATATTGTGTCCAGGTTCTGCAGATGTAACTTCGGCGAATATGACGCTCATACTCCTGATATCGATGCAGACGGTTTCTTTCATTTTGAGGAGGTCAAGTGCCCGTTGCGTGGCGAATGCAGAATGGAGGGTGTCATCTGCAAGCCTAAGTTAGACTCTAAGCTTACTGAACGCGAGTTAGATATAGTGAAACTTATATCTAAAGGCTTGCGCGCCCAGGAGATTGCAGATAGTCTTTATATATCTGTAAAAACCGTACAACGACATAGAGAGAATATTAAGGCTAAGCTTCAGCTAAGGTCACTAGCGCAGGTGGCAGCATATTACCTGGAGCATATAAAAACAAAATAGCTTATGTCAGAGAAATGCGTTATTTGTAAAGATGGCAGAGCTTGCATTAATGGTTGGTTCTGTCTCAAGTTAAAGAGGTACGTCGAGTATATTAATAGACCAATATGTGACTATGAGTAATAGAAAATGGACTAAAAATGAGATAGCATACCTGGTAGAGAATTACGGGAGAATGAGCCTTGAGGATATGGCCATTCATCTCAACCGTTCCGTCATGGCCGTGCGGTTGTACGCTCTTCGGCATAGACTAGACGACAAACATCAGGTTGTTAAAGAGAATCGCCTGAAGAAGTTGCTTGAGTATCGCTTCCGTCATCTTGAAGACTTTCATCCAAGCAAGTTCTTTTTTAAGGAGACTGGTATTAACCAGGTAAGATACTGGGATATCTTCTTCGGACGTAAGGCCATAAAGCCAGAAGAGTATAAAGCTGTAGCCGAATACTTCAATATTACGATATCTGAAGCATTCGACTCTCTTCAGCTCAATCTGTTCGACCAATAAAAAAATAAGAAATATGAAAATCAACTCAGACTTCATTAGCGATGTCAAGAGTAAACTTGATATTGTTGATGTAATAGGAGCCTATATTAATCTTCAGAAGGCGGGCATTAACTACAAGGGCATCTGTCCGTTCCATAATGACAGTCATCCTTCGATGATGGTTAATAAGGCAAGACAGACGTACCATTGTTTTGTGTGTGGTGAGCATGGAGACGTTCTGGACTTTCTGCAAAAATACAACCAGATAACTTTTAGCGAGGCATTGCGAATAGCTTGTAAGCTCGCTGATGTTGAGTTTCCGGAACAAGAATCTACTCCGGAAGAAAACGCTGCGTATAAATTGCTTGAATCTCGCCGCATAGCCATTGCTGCTGCCGCAAAGTTCTACCAGGGCAATATCTCGCAAGCGGAGAGTTTCCTTAAAAAACGCGGTTACGAGTATACAGATAAGGTGCTTGCGGAATATGGAGTGGGCTATGCTCCGAATGGTAATGTAGCGATGAAGTATCTCGTAGAGAATGGGTACAGTCTGCAGACATTGGAAGATGTTGGAGTTGTAGGCAAGTCTCAAGACGGGAGAAACTATGACTTCTTCAGAGACCGCGTGTTGTTCCCGTTCTACGACGTGTCTGGAAGAGTCGTTGCGTTTTCCGGAAGAATTGTCACTCCGAACGATAAGGCTGGTAAGTATGTTAATACCGGAGAAACACCAATTTTCAGAAAAGGTCGACATCTTTTTGGATTATTTCAAGCGAAAAGAGCGATAGCGAAAGAGGGTTTCGCTTATCTCGTAGAGGGTCAGTTCGATGTTATTACTCTACATAAATATGGTGTCGAGAACGTTATCGGCGGATCAGGAACCGCATTCACCGATGACCAAGTTAAACTCATTATGCGCTTTACCCAGTCTGTCGTAATGATCTACGATGCGGACAGCGCAGGGATTAAGGCTGCCGTTAAGAATAGTGAACTGTTATTGACGGCAGGAGCGAGTGTCAGGTGCGTCCGCTTGCCGAAGGGATATGATCCAGACAGCTACGGCCAGCTCTGCAAGGATGGAGTAAAGCAGAAATTAATCGACGCGACAGAAACATTCCCTAAAGCGATGAAAAGAATGCTGGTCCCTCGCGGATGCAAGGATGAGGCTACAATCGCTTCAGCCATGAATACTATCGCTAATCTAGTAGCATGTGTGCAGGACGCCGGACTGCGTCTTGAGTATATGAAGAGCATGACTAAGGACTTCGATACAAAGATGACGATCCTGGAAGATAAAGTTCGGGATATCCGACGCAATGTCGAGAGTATCAAGAAAGAAGATATGCAACAGGGTATTTTTGGGCTTGATGATCTGAAGGATAATCTGAGGAATAATGAGCCTGCTATCGTAACATCATCTATCGATACCTTCATGGAGTCATATGGTGATAATCCTATCGTATACATAGCTGGTACTCCGTCTGCTACCGATATTCAGAACCTACGCCGAATCTGCTGCTATCTAGCCACAACTGAAGAAGGCTGCAGCATAGATACGACGACAGGCGATGATAGCAGCTATCTCTCCGCTCTGGCCGAAATGTTCAAGGCAGGAATCTCGCAAATCAGAGTTATGCATGAAGATAAGGTAGAATCCTTCATCGACTTCTATATACGTATACATGGAGATTTGCTGTCTGGTTTTCTGGGCGACAAGGTTCCAATCATTACCAGGTGTATAGAACTGACAAGCTACGCAGAAGAGACAGTCATCACCGTAAACAAGAATCATTACTGCAGTAAGTTGGGATTATCTAAGGGTCAGTTTGACGAGATCCGTAAACCATTCGTCAGTAAGCGCAAGAACGTCATGAAGGCAAATGCGCTGAAAGACGATCTGTATGATGATGACTTCGATGGTGATGAGGTTCCTAGCTATGCAAGGGAAGGCGAGTACGCCCAGATGTTTCGCGAGTGCAAGTATTATCCCCGTCTGAATAAGCAGGGAATACCGGTCTGTTACATGTTCCAAAACAAGAATGGACGTGGCTTCTCGCAGGTCGCAGACTTTTATATGGTTCCTCTGCTCCATATCTTCAACGAGGATTTCGAGCAGAATAAGCGAGTATTAAAGGTTAACCGCCGATATTTCGATAAGCCGTTGTATATTGAAGTCCTATCGAGCTCTCTTAAAAAGATGAGTACTATCGAGGATGTTCTTATCAACTATGAAGGTGTGAATTTCACGGACGGCGAAGAGTGGCAGTGGAGGCGTATCAAGGAGTATATGAGCCGCCATTTCGTTCAGTGCCGAGAGATTCAAACATACGGCAATCAGCAGTCTGAAGGAATGAGTCGAAAGACCGATGAGCAGTTCTTCGCCTTCGCCAACGGTATAGCGCATGAAGACGAAAGTGGAAAATATGTGTTCGAGAAGGTTAATGAGCTAGGCGTAGTGACCCATAATCATATGAACTACTATCTCCCTGCCTTCTCTACTATATATGCCGGATCCGGAAGGCAATCTGACAAGTACGAATTGATATCGCAGCTCGTGTACGAAGATATACCTGTTAACAAGCAGGTCACGTTCGAAGAATGGGCATCGTTAATGAATAAGGTGTACAAAATCAATGATAATGGTAAATGGGCGATAGTTTTCGCGCTGATGTGCGCCTTCAGAAGTAATATTCACTGCCTAGACCGACTCTTTACGGCTCCGTTCTTTATGGGCCCGATGTCTTCAGGTAAGACTCAGATTGCAATTTCAATTCGATCTCTGTTCATAAGTCCTACCATTCCGATATTCAACCTCAATACAGGTACTGATGCGGCCATGAGTACCATTATGGGTACATTTCGCGACGTGCCAGTCGTACTAGACGAGTACAACAACAAGGATATCTCAGATACCAAGTTTCAGGCGCTGAAGGGTATTGTGTACGATGGAGACGGAAAGCAGAAACGCCGTGGAACCTCGGGAAGGGATATCGAGAATGATAAGGTATTTGCGCCGGTGGTTATTTGCGGTCAGGAGACCCCTCAGCGAGATGACAATGCCCTGATGAGCCGCGTCATCATTTGCGAGGTCCCTAAGCCTAAGAACAGGACACCGGAGGAGACTAAGCTGTTTGAGGAGCTCAAGAATATAGAGAAGAATATAGGGCTATCCAACGTATTACTAGAAGTGCTGTCGCTCAGACCTGCAGTCATGGACCATTTTCGTGCGCTCAAGCAGGAGGCATACAGCGAGCTCAAGAGTGATGTAATCAATTCCGGAGAGATGGACCGACTCATGAAGACGGCTTCCTTGTTCCTGGGAATGGTTAAACTGGTGGAGCGATATTCGGATCTGAAACTTCCGTTTACATACGAGGAGTTCTTTGCACTTGTGCAGGAGAAAATCAAGTTCCAGCTTTCTCTGATCCGAAGCACGGACAAGCTCGCTATGTTCTTCAATGCAGTCAACAACATGATCGATACCAAACAGGTGCTCGTTGGCCGAGAAATGCTCATCGAGCAGCCTAAGAGCGTTACGGGTAAAGATTCGCACGGAGATAAGAAAACGTTCGCTTTTGAGCCAGGAACGCACGTCCTGTTCCTTCGTCTCAGCAGCGTATATTCTATATATGACAGAAGTGGGTATAACAGCGAGAATACGACATTATCTACCCTTGAGCAGAATCTTCGCTCACATCCATCATATGTTGGAACCGTACCATCCAGGCGCTTCGCCTGGGAGGAGACCGTCGAGGTAGCCAAGCCGGATGACCAGGAGACGATGGTAAGAGTGCGTAAGGAGCGCTCTACATCTACAAGTGCAATTATCATCGACTATGACAAGTTCATGGAGATGTATAATATCGACTTCAGACGAGGAGAAATCCCCGCCGAGAACGTCGCTCAGACTACTCCAGAAGTGAATGAAGAGGCTAATACTGATATTAATGCCCAGCAATACAAGCCTGGCAGCATACCATTTGACGAGACTGACGCAGGTAAGAATGGGGATAAACCGTTCTGATAGGAGCCAGAAAACTACCTTATATAAGGTGCAGACTACCCCAATTTAACGATACAAAGATACAAAAAATATTCGAGAAAACCAAAAATTTTCCACATAAATTTGAGTTGAATTTTGCATATTTTTACCCACGTAAACCCGGGAGGGCGAGCGTGGGTATTTCTTTACATTTACGTGTGTTCCAGATGCGAAAAATCCCCCGTACCCCCTAAAATTTCAAAAATAACCGAGAAAAACGAAGTTTTGAAAATGATTTTCAGAAAAATGCCTTCCTACAATCCTACAATCCTACAAGAGCATTTCTTTTCAAACTATTATTATTATCTATTTATCTTATTATCAGTATGTTATGTGTATTTTTGCGTTTTTGTGGTTTTGTAGGAAATGCTGTAGGATTGTAGGACGTTGTAGGAAATAGGAAATTTTTACATTTTGGTGCTTTTGGAGATTTCGTCCTACAGAATACCCCATTTTGTAGGATTGTAGGACGTGTAGGAAACGAAAAAATGAGTGTGTAGGACAAAAATATGTTTGATAAAATTTGTGTAACTCGCTGAAATGTAGTATCTTTGCATTCGTAAGCCTATAATTTGTAGGATTGTAGGACGGTAGGAAGCAAAAATAAGCAAAAACGATATGGAAAGAAAAAAACGTCTCTCGAAACGAACAGCGTCTGTTAGAATTGAGCCCTATCTGGCTGAGTACATTCAGAAAAAGCTAGAAATTGAGCCAGAAACAGGCGGAGTAAAAATACCATACACCACAGATCTGTATCATGTGGTGTGGAATTGTATGGCCAAGCCCGACTCTCATCATGATGTCATGGAAGACTGTAATCTCAAGATATATCTACCTTCACGGCGCTCAAAGATGGATGGACATCCTGGTAAGGATCCGGCTTACTTCAATTATCTATCCAGTAATGCGGCGAAAAAAATAGAAGAGCATATTCGACTTCTCTTCAATTTCGAGTTTCACCGACTCATGATTGAGAATGAAGAGCTGGGCAGGCCGTTACGGAACCAGGATGTGGTAGACAATTTCATCAGGAGATACTCTCTGAGGTCTATATCGCCCGATGCGCTCCTGAAGAACTTTTATCGCTACCGCCAACGGCTTTTTCCGAAAACACCTCGAAAATACCAAAAAAAACGGGGTATTTAATTATTTTTAATACATACTGAGTGCAAATTTCTGTCACTCAAAAATTAGCAATAATCACTCTAAAATTTAACATTATGAAAGAGTTTTCCTGTCTTTTAATGATTTCCTATCTCGGAGGGATGGAAAGAAGCATCATCCTCAGCACCGATCCGTTCACATTCGAGCCTTCGATAACAGAAGAAAATGGAGGTGTGTACTGGGATTGTAGTAAGACATTTATTGTCGATATAGCGGACGAGAGCATTTTTAACGAACTAAAGGTTCCTCGCAGCGCTATCGTTACGCTCGCAAGTGTTGGACTTCCTGACGCACGTACGTATGCAATAGGCACAAAAACAATACCGGCGAAGGTTCAGCTCGTCAGACATCTGAATAAGGCGAAGCTTATTGTTAAGTGCAAAATGCTTGCGAATCCATTGTTTTAAGGTCTTTTATATACCTATTATATATATATACCTTTGCGGAAAACTTAATCAAGATGGATGAAATACAGACCCTTCTGCTTTCCACTCTACCTCTATGGATTACTGAGGATGCCTACCGTCAACTGATGGTGGCTGCTTTCCCGTTGAATGGCACGGTGGTAAGCTTCGAACAGAAAAAAGCCGAACAGGCGATGAGTATTCCTGAGATCCGGGAGTATCTCAAGACTCATACGTATTATCAGTACGAGACGCATGAAGCGCTGTTAGCGATATCTTCCAAGGTATCGCAGAGAGATGAAACGAAAAGTGTGCAGCTCACGGATGAATATGATTCGCCATCTCTGGATGATGGCACAATCGCATATCATCGTGTATTCGGAGTTGTGACAGCAAACAGCTACTGGTATTTCTCTTCCAAACAGCTGGAACAGGATATTATTGCCGCTGAGAATAACCCGCAGATATCCGCTCATCTCCTTCATATCAATTCTCCAGGAGGAGAGGCATGGTACATGGATCGATTGAGCGAGACTCTGCGAAGCGTCAAGAAACCTATCATTGCCATCTACGAAGAATACTGCGCATCCGCAGCCTATTACATCGGCTGTCATGGCCAGAAACTTTATGCCACAACGAATCATGACTTCGTTGGATGCATCGGTACTATGTGTTCCTTCTGGAACTTTGAACCATACTTCGAGAAGTTAGGGCTGAAGAAAATTACAGCGAAGGCTACCAATTCTAGCCGGAAAAATAAGATTTTCGAGGACCTGAAGGACGGTAAGTCTGAAGACTATATTAAGAATGTTCTTGATCCGATGAATGAACAGTTCCTGGCAGAAGTGAAATCTCAGCGTTCCAAACTGGCAGAACTGGATGATGATGCTCCGGTACTTCAGGGCGAGAGCCTGTATACCGCTCCAGCCGAAGAAGTCGGTCTCATCGACGGTAAGCGCACCTTACTGGAGGCGATTGCAGAGGTGGCGCAGTTGGGCGATGCCTATATGGGTGCGCAAAGCCTTTACGGATTTAGCTAATATATTATTTTTGTTTGATCTAAGTTGTTTTAATATTTAAATGATTGATTTATGAATTTCAAAGCAAAGTTAAACAAAGTTCTCGAGAAACTTGGTTTTACAAAGAAGTTCGAGAATAAGAGCCTTACCGCAGATGAGTATAAGGCTCTTTGCGAGGCGTATCAGAAAGAGTACCAGAGTACTCTCATGGATGATCTCGCTGCGGAGAATAGTGCAGCCGAGCAGGCTGAGCATCAGAAGCAGATCAATGAGCTCTATGCCATTGTCTCAAAGGCCAACAAGTCAAAGGATGATGATCCTGACGGCGATAAAGGTGACGAAGGCGATGACGATGATGATGCAGGAAAGAAGAACGAGAACAGCCAGAATGTATCGTTCGAGAAGCTCTCTACAGCTGTCAACACTCTCGCTGAGAATATGAAGAAGATGGCTAATAGTACAGCAGATGACAAACCTGCTGCTCATGTTACTGCTCCTTCTATTCCTATTAACGGTTTCGAAACTAACGCTAACTACCTTTTCGGTATCGAGCATTCTATGTTCGATATGAAAAAGCGATGGAACCGCATTGTCGCTAATCCTGAGATAGCCTTAGCATCTACGCCAAACGAGGAGACAGACGGCAAGGCATTCCGTTCTGAAGCGATGGCATTCGCGAGATCACTCCAGGAACGCTACAAGTATCACCAGGTACGCAACGAGCTCGGTAACGTCAAAGCTCTCGCTTCCGGCCAGTTTGCTACCAATTACTCAGGCGTGGATAATGCAGGACTGGGTGACCAGTTCGTTATCCTTCGCCAGGATGCGCTTATTGCCCGAATCCTTGAGCTTCGTAATCTTACAGAATTCTTCCCAGTTCGTTATGGTGTTCAGGATCGCGATATTCTCTTTAACGCATTCTTCGATGAGGTATCTCAGGGCTACCAGGAAGGTGAGATCTACAAGGGTGGCATGCAGCTCGAAAACGAGATGGGCTATGTTGATGACGCCATGATTAAGGTTAAGTTCGGCCCGATGAAGGAACTTGAGCGCAAGTATATCGCTTATCTCAACAAGGAAGGCTCTGATCCTATCAAGTGGTCTATGGTTGAATTCTGTCTCCTCAACCTTCTGAAGAAGGCTCAGGACGAGCAGAACCAGCGTCGTATGCGTGGTATTTATGTAAAGCCAGAGGCTGGCCAGGCATCAAGCTACCTCAATGCAGGTACAGGTATCTGGTACACCTTGCTCCGTTACATCCACGATTACAGCATTAAGCCATTTGCCAATAAGAGCTACAATACTTATACTTCAGCTAATATGCTGGATGCGGTTAAGGAGTTCATTACCGACGTTAAGACTCACCTCTCTGAGGGCATGACCATCGATAACCATGTTCTCTACCTCAACGAGAACCATATCGACTGGTGGCTTGCTAACTGCCGCGAGACTTATGGCAAGGATCAGGACTTTACCGGCCCTAACGGCTACAAGAACCGTGTTCCTGACTCTACTATCCAGATTAAGTGGCTCCCATACGAGGGTAAGTCTTGCTGGATGTTTATGGATGTTCCTGGCAATATCCAGTTTGTAGAGAACCTCCCTGGCGAGATGTTCGCCGTAAAGATGGAGGAACAGATGGAGATGGTTCGTGCCTGGAGTACCTGGAAGGAAGGTTGTGGTGCAGCCTTTACCGGTCGCAAGTTCGACAATAAGGCTGCCATGGATGCCAACGATTACGAATTCCAGCAGATCTTTACCAACCTCCCTGCAACTGTTATTGGTGCAGAGATCAACGGCGCAAACGGTTTCTGGCAGATTACAGATGCTGCTACTACAGCGACCGCTATCGAGGATATCACGAATGCGAAGGCTGGCGTAGCTTACTGTATCGAGATTGGTGAGGATGATACCAAGCATCAGCTTACCATCGCCAAGAGTGGCAAGTTTGCAAACATTACCGCAGAATGGACTCCTGGCCAGGCTGGCGACTACATCATGGTTATTCTCGGTAAGGACGAGAAGTTCCGTGAGCTCGAACGTCGCGTAGGTGGCAAGCGAACCATTAACAAGGCTGTTCAGCCTAATGTTCCTGGTGGCCGTTAGTCCTTATTATATATATTGTTAACTCGTAGGTGAGGTACGGCGTACCTCGCCTACATTTTCAGAAAAAATTATGAAGAAAAACAATATTCCAGTACGTTCTCGTACTTATAACCCTAACAAGGGTTATCATTATGCCCAGCATAAGGGCCGTCTTCTCTTCATGACGCTCATTATGCTGCTCGGCATCGTTTCACTTCTGCAGACGTTAGCTGATCCTACATCTACCTTCGGTATAGGTGGCACAGGAGTCTCTATGGCTTCGTTCGTTGCGCTGACCTCTATAGAAGATGTAACAGACCGAGATACGCATGGTTCTGCTATTGCTTACCAGGTTGTATTGGTCCCTACGACGTTAATTGATCTATCGAAGGCCTTCCCTCAGCCGGATAAAGACCGCATGGTCAAGGCAATGCCGTTTAAGACGGCTGCTGCCGACACTTTGAAGGCATTTCTCTTCGATGCTCATGATATTCCTACGTTCACGGCTACGACAGAGAAGGGAGATATTACGACATCTGGCGAGAATAACCTGGTAATCATTATGGGTGGTACTCGCGTGGAACTCTATAACTTCATCGAGCAGTATGCTGGTGGTAAGTTTATCATTCTCTATAAGCATGTAAAGGAGACGCAATGGTATATCGTCGGCGAACCTGAGCGCCCTATGATTCTCAATAATACAGAGACTAAGGATGATAAGGACGGCCGATACACCACCTTCACCTTCAAGCGCACATCTGTAGACCTTCCTTGTCTGTATGCTGAGGATCCTCTTGGTGTGACAGCTGCCGAGGCTGCCGCTCATTCAGATACGGCTCCTACAAAGCAGAATACGGCTTCAGGTTCTTCAACTGGTAAGACAGCAAATTCTTAGCGTTTCTCATTTTATTTAGTTTATTAGTTAATTTTAAGGTGTGTCGCCACAAGAGGTGGCGCACCTTTTATAATATATATAAGGTATGATTAGTAGAAGAGAAAAATTACAATTATTCAATAAACTTCGAGGTACTGTTCACGCTGAAGCCGACCTTGCTCTCCTGGAGGATGCGAACCCTCGCCATCCTAAACTTACTCGTTTCGCCCGTGACCCGAAACGGTATGCAGACGAAATACTCTACGCCCTTCTGGATGAGTGCGACGAGGGAGATATCGTAGATCATCGAATCTATTTTGAGAAGTTGAATGAAAATATTGACGATACCCCAGTCAATGATGGGCAGGGACCGGAAGGCGGTTCAAGTGATACTTCAGCCGATGATAAGCAGACCCCAGCAGATGGTTCAAGTAATACTTCAGCTGAAGAAGAACAGATACCTGATGATGGTTCAAGTAATACTTCAGCTGAAGAAGAACAGATACCTGCAGATGGCTCAAGTAATACTTCAACCGAAGTAGAGACTTCTGAAGGTGAAAACCAACAGGAATCAGAACAGCCTGATGCAGCCGACCCTGGCGAGGACTCAAAAAAAAAGTAGTTCAAAAGGAAGAGGAATATCCTAACATCGACTGGGACAACCTCTATAATGAGGACGTGCAGATGGCGACCGTCATTTATAACGACCGCATCAACACCTGGCGTAAGATGAAGAAACTCGACGAACTCCTGGATAAGAAACCGAAGGCGAACGATGTGGCTGCCATGGCAGAACTCCGCATCCGTAACCTTCAGGCATTCGACGAACTGAAGGCGTACAACGATACCGGCAAGTTTCTGTATAAGCATCCATTGCTGAGGGGCAAGTCTGAATTCAATGAACTCGTGAAGCTCTTCAAAAAGGATCCAGCCGAGTTTCTTCATAAGCATAAAAACGTGCTCGATAATATCAAGCGCTACAAGAGCTACATTAAAAGAGATGAACGCAAGGATAAACGTGCCAGCGACCGTGAGAACCTCCAACGTCATCAGGAACGTGAACGTATGTTTAAAATGGTAATGGAGCAGTATAGTGACAAATCAGACAAATCAGATAGATAAGATGGATAAGACGGAATTAAAGAAGATTGCGGAAACCTGCGTCTCGATTGTGAAGAACGGAGGTGTACTCGAACAGGCTCAACTCAAGGCAGACGAGAAGATAGCCGAGTTGGCAGCAAACGGTGACCTCGATGCCATCAAGCTACTGAATGAGCGGATGCAGGATCGTGAAGAACTGAAACTTAGAAAGAAGTTGTTTGGCGTATGAAAAGCGAGATAGAAAAACTGGAGAGTGTTCATCCGGACCTTATTACCACCTTCCTGACTACAGGTGAAGGCAAAGGCATTCCAGAGGACGTGCAGACCTTTCTGAAGCAACTGCAATGGGCTGCCGAAATCTACGAGTATGAACGTAATATTACCCGTGGCGCAAGGCAGCTCAAGCAGCGCATTGCTTCGCTGCAAAAGATAACCCTCGATGTGCGCACCTGCATGACACGCATCAATCAGGCAATATCTTACTTTAATGTAGATTGCAATGTGGCCATAAAAGTCTGGGAGAATGATTTTGCCAACAAGTACGAGGACCTTGCCAAGCTCTGCTCTGCCAAACGAGACTATAAGATGCAGAAGGCCTGCATGGACCAGGCTCTGGAATGCCGCAGACGTGCGTCTGAGCAGGCAGAGGCAGATAGAGATCTCGGAGTTGTGTTCCTCATTACTCCAGAGGTTACCCCAGAAGAGCTAGGTTTTCAGAAAAAGAACCTCAAGGAAATCGCCGGCAAGTACAACCGCGGTTTTTATATATCTCTCATCGATGGTTTGCCTATCGAGAGTTCAGAAAAGAAACGATTGCTTCGTGATGCTGACATTCAGGAAGCGGAAATAGTGGAGGATCTAAGCGATGAGCCAACTGATTTTGAATGATAATACCCTCGGTGAATTCGAGCATTACTACATGAACAACATGCAGCTGCTTGCCAACATCATCGACCCCAATATGCTTTTTGCCGAGGTTGCCCGTGCCGGAGGTAAGACCGAAGGTGTGACGGGTCCTCGTCTGATACGAGTTGCCAACGATATGCCGGGAGAGCTTTCTTTCCTGGTGCACAAGACGTATGTGGCGCTGATGACCAACGTCTGGCCAAACATACAGGCATACTTCTCGCGCCAGGTAGTAGTAAACGGGCAACAGAGATCCATGCTGGAATATGGTATTGATTATGTAGTAGGAGAGAGCACTCTGCCTTCCCACTTCCGGAAACCTCGATATCCGATAGCCTATGCTAAGCATAGCGTGATATTCAGGAATGGCGCACACCTTCAGCTCGTATCAAGCGACCAGCCGGAATCCGTTGCCGGTAGAAATGCCGTGCACGCCTTTGTGGAGGAGATGAAGCATAATAGTGGAGAAAAACTCAAAACCCGCCTGTTTCCGTCTTTACGTGGAGGTCCAGCCAATGTGCGCTGCTCCGCTTACTATGAGGGTGTTACGGGTGTGAGTGACACAGCTCGCGTCGACCTCGGCGAAGATGACTGGTTTGAGGATTACGAAAAAAAAGTGAACCCGAAACTTATCGAGGAGATCGCAACCGTTGCTCTGGAAGTTAATAAAAGTCTCTACCGCCTGTTTGTGCTCAAGCAGCAGGAACGAGACTCAAAAGACCCTGTTCTCCTGGAGAAGATGCGCCTTGAGTCTGTTAAGCTCAATGCCTTCGTGGCAAGATGGAAACCTCGTCTGGCAGATATGAGGCGTAATGCCATCTACTATATCCGTGCATCCTCTTTCTGTAATAAGGATATCCTCGGGCCGAAGTTCTTCCGGACACAGCTCGATACTCTTGATATCGACGAGTTCCTTACAGCCATCTGCGCCATCCGTCACAAGGAGGTAACCAATAAGTTCTTCATTAACTACGACCACGCAAAGCATCAGTTCAAGGATAGCTATAAGTATGAGTCCATCCTTCGCCTGAACCTGAAGGATAGGTTTATCCTTACAGCAGAGTATCTTCTACATTACGACCCTCATGAACCGCTATACATGGGATATGACCCTGGCAACTTCCAGTCGCTCATCGTTGCCCAGAAGAAAGATTACGGTAGGCGTCTCGATATCATCAAGGAATTCTTTGCCTTCCTGCCCAAGGATTACAACGATCTCGTGGCAGAGGTACACCAGTTCTTCGGATCCGCAGCCGTCAACAAGACTATCTATCTCTATCCAGACCGCGCCGGCAACAAGCGCAGGGAGGAACGGGAACAGATAACTACCGACTCGCTCAATCTGAAGGCAGCCCTGGAGTCGTATGGCTTCATGGTGATACTCTATAACGAGGATGCGCCTACCATCTACCATTGGCAGCAGTTCAAGCTCTGTCAGATGCTCTTCGGCGAACGCAGTCCGCTCCTGCCTATCATCCGTATCGATGAAAATGAGTGCAAGAACCTCTGCTCTGCCATCATGATATCCCCTCTGAAGAAAACGGACGGGAAGATAGAACTTGATAAGAGTTCGGAGAAGAAACAGCAACTGAAGAATCAGGCAGGACTCACCACGCAGCTGCCTTCTGCGATGATTTACCTGCTTTACGGCCTTTATTCTGATGCCGTGAAAGCGGAATTAAGTACGTATCCTACCGATTTACCGGACAATTTCGAGATATAAACGCAGTATAATGCTGCATTTCTGCAGTAATAATTTTCACGAGAATATCAATAATTTACGGAAAATGAAAGGGTATAAATGCTAAAATGCTGGTAATCAGCCTAAGCGGACCGGCTGGGAGAAAAACTCCCAAAAACACCTCACCCAAACGTGCACGCACCGCTGGGAAGGGAAAGAGAGGTGCAGGCCTTACGTTTCTCGGAAATATGACGGGGAACAGGTGCAGCCGGTCTTTTGCAGGGCGATAATTTTTCGCTATCTTCGCATCATTATGAGCAAGACAAGTAAGAACATCATCATGGATGGCATCACGGCACTCCAGTGGGCCAGAGAGATCAGTAAGCTGCCCGATGGGGAGTTTACCCTGGTTTTCTTTCCTTACTCCAGGGCGAGAGGTGAGGCGAGCGCAAAGCTTCAGGTGCGCCGGCATTGCAAGTATCGAACTCAGTTGCCGAAGGAGCGGTTCGCCATCGATGGAGAGAACTACCTTCTCTTTACAGACGAAGATGAAGAACCAAAGATGTGCTACCGGATTCTCATCAGGTACATGGGCTTCCCTCAAGACGGATTTAAACTTCACAAAATAAATTGGTTATAATTGGTTATGAAAGAATACGAAATTGATATGTATGGCAACGCCGGCATCTACCTTGCCGATGGCAATACCTTCACCTTCCAGCTAGGTGAGGGCGACTCCATCTTTGGTGCAGACCAGCTCTTCCAGTCACCACTCCTGGAGTCTCCATTCGGTGGTACGTTCTGGATGCAGCAGCATCACTATCTGGGCATACAGGGATATCAGGTGTTAATGCGTGGCTACAACAACCAGCAATGTGACGAAGTGACCAAGGAGATCAAGGAGAACCGACTGCTCCCTCGTCTCTATTCCAAGGAGATCAAGATGCTCTATGGCCATGGACTCGCTGTATATAAGCAGGCTATCGAAGATGGCAAGCTGGTACGTAAGTACGAGGAACAGCCTGAAGTAATGGAATGGCTCGACTCCTGGAGTTCCCGCGGCATACCTTCAGCCGAGGAGTTCTGCAAGACCTGCATCAAGAACTTCTATTACTTCGGAGACTTCTTTGTTAAGTGGCGCTTCACCCGAGGCAAGGTGATAGGTATGGGCAAGCCGGTTGCTGCCCTCGAAGCGATGGAGAACCGCTACTGCAGACTGGCAACTACCCGCCAGGATGTTGCTTCTGAATTGATTTCTTACGGAGACTTTAAGCAGGTTGTAGTAGGACGATTCTCCTATGGCTTATCGAGTTACTCGATATACCCAAAGTTCAGCTTTAACGAAGTTGACAACTACCGGTATGCTGCGATCTCTCATCACAGAGAGAAATCAGTAGACGAATTCTACGGCGCAAACGAGACACATCAGGGAGCTCGCCCATACATCCAAGGTAGTAACAAGACAGCCCGATACATTAATAGTTTTCTGAAAAACTCGCTGGCTGCAAAGGTGCATGTCATTATTCCTAATGCCTGGATCCAGAGCAAGCGCACCCAGATGACCAAGCTCTGCGAGGAGAATAAGCGACGCAAGGCTAAGGGCATGGAGTTACTGAAGTATAACGGTATCGATATCGGTACAGACTTCAAGGAGTCGTGCATGGTCCGGTACGTCCGTGACGAGGTACGCAAGTTCAGCTCCTATCTGTCAGGTGCAGACAACCAGGGCAAAGGTTTCTCTTCTATCTCCTTCATGGATGCCCAGGGACACGAGCAGTCGTGGAAGGTGGAGACCATTGATCTCAAGTATAAGGAATATATCGAGGCGCTCATCTCCTACGACAAGCGTACCGAGCAAGCCCTTCTGTCTTCGGTAGGTCTCGATGCAGCCATATCTGCAGTAGATAAGGATGGCGTCATCTCGAAGAGTGGAAGTGATACCTATTATAATTATCTCATCTACATCATGTCGCTCACCTCAGAGGACGAAGTCTGCGCAGAACCGCTCAACTGGGCGTTGCGCATGAACTTCCCGGAACTCTACAAGCAGGGCTGCAGGCTAGGGTTCTACCGTGAGGTTCCGCAGAGACAGGAAGATATAACACCATCCAACCGACTTAACCAACAGCAGTCATGAACAAGAAATTTCAACTCAATCAACTCTTCACCAGTTATGCGCAGTTCTGTAACTGCGCACCTGGTGCAGATACTAGCGCCGACTTCGACAGCCTTCAGGGTTCTGCCGTAGCCGCGCGCAAACGTATTGTTGCCATCATCGGCAACAATACGTTCTCCGATATTGTCGGTATCGAGGAAGAAGAGAGTGGCATCAAGGATTTTCTCCGTGCTGCCATGGCGAACCTTACGCTAGCTACTCAGATTATCTTCGATGCCGTGAACCGCAGGAAGAACGATATCAATCTCTACAAGTACGAGATGGAAGGCATGAAGCGCTCCTATATGGAGAACTACTTTAATGCGATGGATTCGTTGATTTCTGAACTTACTGAAGAGATAAGTGCCGATGATCCTTCCGATATCCGTCTTGCCATGGAAGACTGGCGCAAGACCAATTACTACAAGATGCTCAGCAAACTGAAGGTAGATACTGCCGATGAATTCGATGAAATTTATCCTATCGACCTCTCGTATCTCTTCTTTTTCCGCTGCGTTCCTCTCCAGAAGGAGGTGCTCGATGAAAGCATAGGCGCCTACTTCGACCGGCTCGAACAGGGAGGAGAAGATCAGACGTTTGCCGAGTTCGCCCAGAAGGCGCTCCCTATGCTCAAGCGTGCTCTGGTGAAGAAGACCGTGGCGAAGGCTCTCAGACGTTTCGATATTCTGGAGTTCCCTGCCACCATCCGCAACCTCTTCGATGACAATACCGCCACCCGTTCAGGCAGCGACGAGGCAAGCCGTGCACTCCAGCTCGCCACACAGCTAGACGGGGAGGTGGAAGATCTGCTGCATAATGTGGATATGCTTCTCGATGCTCAGGAAGGAAACGATTTTCTTTCCTTCTCTGCCGAGAACCGTCCGGACGACAATATGTATTTAATGCCATAAAAGCTTATGAAAAAGACGATAACCGTAAGAGCCAACGGGATAGAGCACGAAATCCCGAACTCGTGGGAACTACTCACTTCTGACCAATATCTGAAGCTGGTGGAGCTGCTTTCTCTTATGGAGAGTGGGCAGTTTTCCCCAGGCGCCGTGAAATGTCTGTTTTTATGCTACATGAAGGGATGGAGCCTGAATAAGATTAAGCGTGATGAGCGAACTCTGGAGAACTTCATGTCTATAGCCAGCCAGTTAACCTTCATCTTCCAGGAGAAAGATGATAAGTTCGTGCTCGATCTCTGTTTCTGCCGCCAGCAGTTGCCGATTATCTTTATCGACAAGAAAGCCTATTATGGCTACGAGGTCAATACAGACTTCCAGTCGCTCACCTGTTCGCTCACGGCCCTTCAGTATATCGAAGCGCGCCAGCTGCTCGATATGGGCGAGGAAAGTCTTCCCCTACTGGCTGCGATACTCTACTTCGACAAGAAAGAATATTCATCTGAAGAGGCGCAGAAACTCGCTCTGAAGTTCAAGAAACTGCCTGTCAACACACTCCGGGCGATAGCCTTGAACTTTACTGCAGTAAATAATTTCCTCTTCTCGAAGACAGAATTTTCCCTGCTCACCAAGTTCATACCCAAGGAGGGCAGCAGTATTACTACAGATGCAACCGATGCGCTCTACGATCTCTCCAAGGATGGACTGGGTAATGCGCGGCAGGTAGAACAGCTGAACGTGCTTACCTATCTCCGCATTCTCAGGAAGAAGACCATCGAGGGCGTGAAGAGTCTGAAGGCTTCCGGTATGGAGTTGGCCAAGATAGCAGACGAGGTAGGGCTACCTCTGGAGATAGTTAAAAAGATTATATAATTAAGGCAGAGGAGTAACCTCTCTGCGATAAAAATATAAAAGCCTATGTTATTGGATTTATTCGAATATTTTGCCAAGTTTCCTGCTACTGCAGGAGTTACGAAGGGTATTGCCAACAAGGGCGAGAGCAGCATGGAAGAATATGCTACCGTGCTCAAGGTGATCAAGGAGATGCCCGAGAAAGAACTGGTTCCGGAGATAGAGAACTACGTTTATGGCCAGTCGTTCGACGAACTGAAACAACGTATCGATAAGCTTACCGGTTCCTTCCTCTTCGTAGACTACGGAGAAGTGGATATGCAGAGCGATGGGCGCCGGAGTTTCCAATGTACCCAGCGCATAGCCGTAACTGTAGCGATGAAGTTATCTGCCCATGCCGATATGCTCGAGCGCGTCATAGCCAACGACCGCACCCTTCAGATGCTCTCGAAGGTTCACGCGCGCATCATGGCAGATGTGGAGACAGAAGGACTCTACTGGATGGACCGGGAGAGTATTACTACCTGCGAGATTATTCCGTTTGTATCAGCAGAGTTACAGAGCTACGGCTGGACCCTCATGCTTTCGGCTGTAGGTGCAGATATCCTCGATGTTCACCGGCTGTCGCGAGAGATGGTGCGCTAGCGTCCTTTGCGGTTCCGGAATATTTGCGTAATTTTGCAATGTCTAAAAAACATAAGGCCGAAATGTTATGAAACAATATAAACGAAATATACCGATGATAGCAATCACCTCGCTCCCTCTGACGGCCGTGTCGGAAGGGTTCCAGTATGTGTATCAGGACTGGGAGTTCGCCAAGTGGATAGCGATAGCCGTCTCTATCGATACCTTCCTGGGTGTGTGGAAACATCTTATCCACAAGGATGCGTCTAGCGAATCCTTCTTCTCCAGGTTTTCAAAGAAGATTGTAATCTACATCTTCCTGATGATCCTGAGTAATTTTGCAAGTCATGCCACCGTAGAAGGCTCTACTGTTGGCGCGATGCAATGGATAGGAACCTATATCTGCGTGTTTATGATGGTGCGCGAGATATTCTCCATTATTGAAAACATACAGGCTATATACCCGATATTTCCGAGGAACTTCGTAAAGCACATGAAGGACTTCAACGACAAGGGAGATTACATCGGCGGCGGGCCTATCAATTTTTCAGAAAAAGATGCGCCCGATGATGCATAATTAGGTATACATTATTATAATATATAAAGGTATGGCAAGTAAAACTCAATTAGCCTTCGCCCGTCAGGTGTATGCTGCGGCCGTGGAGGCAAAAACAGAAATAGATCCAGCCTTCGTTACTGCCCAGGCTATGCTCGAGACAGGATGGGGTGCAAGGGTTATCGGTAAGGCTAACCTCTTCGGTATTACCAAGGGCAGCCAATGGGACGGAGATATCGTCATGGTGAAGACTCACGAATATTTCAAGACTCCCAAACAGAAGTTCAAGGAGCCAGACCGCATCGTCTCCGTGTGCAAGGTAGCCGGCAAAAATCTCTGGTATTATACCGTGATGCGTGCCTTCAAGGATTTCGACTCTATAGGCGACTGCCTGAAGGAACATGAACGTCTCTTCCAGAAGTCGGGCTATAAGGATGCCTGGCCATACCGTAAGGACCCGTTCAAGTTTGCCCAGAAGATATGCGACGCGGTAGGGTGCAAGTACGCTACAGCTCCTACGTACCTCACCACCATTACCTCGATTATCAAGACCATCCAGCGGAAGTGTGTATAATTTTTAAGTATTTTTGTTGTTATTTGTTGTTAGTGTGAATAGGTTTATAGGTTTTATTAAGGTTATTTTTCTAGTGCTGATTCCGCTCGCCCTGGTTATGGCATTCAAGGAGTGTCACGAACTCCGGGGCGAGTCGGAGCGCACGAAAGAGAATCAGGATATCCTCCTTCACAACGGCAGGGTAGAGATAGGACGGACGCAGTCAGGCAGGCCAAGAGCTTCCGTGCAGGCGATCACGTTGAAGACGTCTGGTCTGAAACGCAGTCCGGACTCTCTCCTTGCCGTTAACAGGAAGGAACTCAAGATAAAGAACAGCCGGATCATGGCGGCAGCTACAACCTCTACCACCACCAGGGTAGACGTAAAGGCAGCCATCCGGCCGGTTCCTCACGATACATGCAGTCGGCTTCTTTCCGGTTCCTACCGACCGCCCGACGTCTCGCAGACGGTTTCCTGGAGTGATCCATGGATAACCCTGCGGGGCGCTATCGAGGGCGACAGCATGCAGGTGCATATCGAGAGCCGCGATACCCTTCAGATGATTGTTCATCGTGTGCCGAAGAAGTTCCTCTTCTTCCGCTATGGGACCAAGGGTGTCCGAATGGATGTGGTGGGCCAGAACCCGCACTCCCGGCTCTCTTATCCAAGGATTATCATGTTTAAGAAATAGTTTAAGCGTTTATAGGTATGTATAGTTAGGCTGAATTTTATATTAGATGTATCTTTTTTATACTCATGATTATTAGTTATAGTAGTATGATCTTCTAACATTGCACAAGCGTGTGTTCTAATTCTCATATGGAAATCTATCGTTCTTGTTGTAGAGTACGGTTTTCCAAGTTTATAAAGTTATCAAAATTATCAGGAAGCCCCGGTGCGAGATGCATCGGGGCTTTTTCCTGCTGTTTTCTGAAAATAATCAGCAAAATGTTTGATGGTTTCAGAGAAAAGTACTATCTTTGCAGGCGTAATGATGACATTGAACTAAGGTTGTGTGCAGATTGAGCAGAGTTTGTACATAACAAGTGAAAAGAAATACAGCTGTGTGGCTCGTGCTGAAGGACTGCTCTCCGGATGCACGAGCCCTTTTTTATGATTATGAAACCAAACTACAATGAGGATGGTTGGCCAGAGGATCCGAACAGTTATCCGGATACTTCAAGTCATGGGGAGAACCCCAAGAAAAGATAAGGCCAGCAGGATGACCGTAGTCGTTGCACTCACTATTACCGAGGCGATGATTGCGGTCATCGCTCGTTTTACGTATCGGTTTCTTCTGTTAAGGCAGGCGCGGTTATGCTCCGTGGCGTTAAGGGTGCGCCTGATGGATGATATTACGAGATGATGCAGGTATTCATCGTTTGCCTTATCATCATCCTGCAAGCCTTTGTTCATGGCCACGTCTACCAGGTCGTCTCTCAGCATCGTGGCAGCATCATCTCCCAGCGCCATGAAGTCGTGTACCCACATCACCTTACAGAACAGGATAAGCAGCGCCGTTCCGGTTCCTACCCATAAAGGGAGAGTGATAGTTATCAGTACCATGGTCATCTTTTCCGTGGCAAGGAAAGCCGTGAGGGCCATGAATACCGTCATGATGAAGCCTGCCAGCGTATAGTTGCGGTCTGTTGACTTGCGATACTGCTCCAGTATGCTGCTGGCTCTCTGGTCTGCCCGTTCCAGCGCAAATCTGGCAAGCTCCATGCTGGCAAAGGAGGCGGCCTTATTGCTTATTATCTTTTCCATACCTTATATATATTAATAGGTGAAACATTTCTTTTCTGCAAAGATACACTTTTTCCCGCTCATTTTCTACCTTTTCATGAATAGAAAGCTTAAATATAATTAATACTACGATTTTTCGTATAAAATATTTGGCTACTACGAAAAATAGTAGTATCTTTGCAGAGTCTTAAAATAAAACGATATGAAGAAGATTTTAGTAACAGAAAAAGAGGAAGAACTGATAGAAGCTATCAGAAACTTCCGGAAGTCATACCCTAGAGGTAACCCACAGTTATTATGGTACGCTCAGCAGCTGTTTGATGAGATGATTGAGCCACCAGAGTATTACACCAAGTATTAACAACAGCCTTCCCTTCGGGGAGGGCATTAAAAAGCATAAGATTATGGAAGTAACAATGAAGCAGGCTAAGGACAGCACAGTAAAGCAGCGCATACAGGATATCCAGATGACGGTATCATGGCGCGAGATAGCACATACCTATTTCGGAAAATCGGCATCATGGCTTTATCATAAGCTCGATGGTATTGACGGAAATGGTGGTGTAGGCGGTTTTACCGAAGAAGAGAAGGTTATGCTCCGTGGAGCACTTTGCGATGTTTCCAATCGCTTGCGTGCGGCTGCGGACAGGATATAATGAGGCTGGGGCCATCGTTCCCCATAAGACAGAAGTCGCCATAGCCTTGTGGCGCATCAGCCCCGGTGCAGCAACGCATCGGGGCTTTTCATTCCCATTTTCAAGTTTTTTGTGTTAAATACCCGCTTTCGTTTGTTCTGTTCAGAAAATAATAGTATATTTGCACCGTGAGAATTAGTTATAGAACGTGGACACTCAAAAATAAGGAAGATATGAGAATACTTAATAATTTACTGGAAGGGTTGGTTAGCCTGGGAAGACTGGGCGGAGACAACAGCCTGTTCAACGATTATCTGAAGGGCGATAATGCTTCAGATCTGAGAAAGGACTGGGAGGCCATCGGTAATGATATGAGAAAGGTTATGAACTTAAAGCAGAAGTCGGCTTATGTCAGATAAGAAAGAATGTAGCGGAGAAATGATTCCTGCCAATATCAACGATATCCTGGAGGAGCTTCCGGAAGACAAGCGAAAAGCGATTGTTTCTACGATGCTCGCCATTGAGGAGCGGTCGTACAGCGGACCTCTTCCTTCGCCAGAAGATTTCAAGGCATACGAGCAGACGCTGAAGGGTTCTACCGACCGCATCATGTCGATGACCGAGAAACAGGTAGATCATCGCATCGATATGGAGAAGACCATTGTGAAGAAGAAGTTTTTCCAGAGCACGCTGGGGCAGGTTCTTGCCACCATACTCATCCTCTTCTTCGGTTTTATATCCTATAGCCTTGCCATGAATGGCCATGATACCGTGGCCGGCATTATAGGCGTAACCACCGTTATCGGTCTTGCTGTGGTATTCGTATTGAATAAGATTCCGCCAATTTACCAGAAAGGCGAACAATAACATATCAGCCCCGGTGCAGCAGCGCATCGGGGCTTTTTCATTCCCTTTACCCCTCATTTTTATGCTCTACAACATATTTAAGTGTTAATTATTCTCATCGTGTGAAAATTTCCCGATTTTTATTTGGCGGTTCCGGATTTTCTTCTTACCTTTGCCGACGTCTATAAGATGATAGTAATCTATCCGGCAGGGCGACCGTTTCGCCTATGGCTTCTGGCCGCAGGCTTTTTTTATGCCTAATCGGGAAAAATATTTTTCCTAACTGGGAAAATATATTTTCCTAACTGGGGAAATTAATTCTCATAAATGGCGGCTGCATGAACCGTAAGATTTCATTTGTCCTTCCGGATAAGTCATCATCTTATAGACAACGGGGAATGCAGCCGCCACCCTTTTGTACAATCGGCTGTTTATGTCTATAAGATGATGCGATATGCAGAATTCTATTTTAATTAGTGATGCTCAGGTGCGCCCTGCAGGCATCAGCGTAGAGGAGGGCATGAAGACCCTCAAGTGTGAAATCAGGAAGCTCGCCAAGACCAAGAGCGAGACCTTCTCCTACCTTTGTGAGGAGACGGTTACGTATGGCGAAGTAGCTATGACCATGGCAGGTTTCTTCGCCTTCATGGCAGTAGCTGTATTAGGTGGCTTCATTATGGGAGGGGAGGTGATGTAGCTATGGCTAAGATTGATGTAATAGGAGATGTTATGGAGCGTCTTGCCGAATACAAGATGTTCTATCCCGACACTACGATTACCCGTGTAGGTTTCGAAGACTGCAATTCTATCTCTCACAAGGACGGTCTGGAGCTGAGCAAGCAGGTGTGCCACATGACGCATAGCGGACTGCTTCAGTTCAAGATATTCAAGAACAGGATGTATATCTTCAAGTCGAGAGCATTTCTGAAGGTGGCAGACGGTTTCAAGAAGGGAGCCAAGGTAAGGTTCCATGATCCCCGCACGCCCGATGACCACCGTGAGAGCGTAATGCTGGCAGACGGAATGCGCTATGATGGCGGCATTCCTTTCATCTGGACAGAGGATAGCGATGCCGACTGCTTCATGGAGTGCAACACCTTCGCAGTATATTGGCGGCCGATAGAAGAAATGAGTGAAAAATAGCCAAACATCACTCATATGTTTGTCCTTTGACGCACAGCAAAGATTTCGTACCTTTGCACCGTGAGAATTTTAACACAAATGTTTATGTACAACTTAATTTAAATTGATGATTATGGAGAATAATAATAATCAGGAACAGAATACCGCTACTCAGACAGCGCAGAACTTAACATCAGGTAATACCGGCACGCAGGATAAGCCGCTCACAACAGAGGGCTTCCATACGCTGCTTGCAGCCAACACATTTGAACTCTCGAAGGCGAGAATAGCCTACGCCACCGAGATTGCCGACCTTCAGCAGGAGTATGATAACACCATGGACACCATACTGGAGAAGGAGCACCAGGCGAACTATGAACTCCGTGAAGCCCGCGAAAAGTTCGAGAAGGCCAAGGAGGAGTATGAACTGTTCCTCAGAGAGTTGAAGAAAGAGCGCAACGAGGCCGGGAGAACCCACAACGAGGGCAAGGCAGAAGCCAAGAACCGCTGGGCTGCCGTCAACGAGCAAATTCAGTCCATCCGCCACAACATCTTCGAGCGCTATAGAAATTCTGGGGGGGCACTCTCACAAGGTACCGAAGGACTCCTGCACCCAGCCTGGACCAAAGACAAGAAAGGAGAAATGAGCGATGAAGAACGATAGAAGCAGAAGAAGGTACATCGCCAAGCTGACAGCCAAGGAGATTAAGTCTTGCCAGTTCTTTGCTGCTTCAGGCAGAAGAATAAATGCCCATAAGGTGGAAATTAAATTTCAGGGAGACAACAATGTTGTTGTATCAGCCGTATTCTTTGATGATGCGCCACACAAGCAGACAATTATCCGATGGTATAATCATCGCTACTATACTCTTCAATATGGAGCTAAAGAGGTTAAGCCATACAACATGACTCTAGCCAAGTGGAAATCCATGAACAACGGATAAGGGTCTCCAGAGAACAAGCCAATCAGTAACAATAATAATTAAACTAGTAAATTATGGAAAATCAGAATAAAAATACTGCAGCTAATGTTGCAGCCAATGTGGAGGAAGAAAGAAAGCACCCTATCTTCGAGGAGTGCGAAGTAATGAACGCCGGCAAGCCAGCACGTGAACACATGCTCAGCCTGAACGGCATGTACATCTCGGGCATTACCGATGAACAGCTCAAGGAGATGTTCGAGAAACTGGTCGAAGTGCTGTGGAACGAAAAAAGTAGTTTTCTAGTCTATCATGTAATAAAGTGACAAATAATTTAATTTAGTCAATTCTCTAACTAAGGATGGCTGCCCGTGAGGGTGGCCATTTTTTCTGGAGCATAAATTTGGTTTTTCAGAAAAAGTGGTGTATCTTTGCACCCGAGAATTAGTAACACATTAAAATATATAGATTATGGGACTGATAACGTATATACAAGGCTACTCTGCCATTATAGCAGTAGTACTTATGCCATTCCTGGTTAAGAGCAGGGTTCCCGCCTACTGGGTACTCTATCTTCTGTTTTGTACCATTCTTACACCCTTCATAGGGTATCCTCTATATCGGATCTGTATCCTCAAGAGATAGGGTGCAGTCCTTTGCCATTTGTCTGTCTGTTACTATATTTGCATTACTAATTAGTAATGTATAAGAATATGGTAACAGACAGTCTTGTTAAAAAGAAATTCGTTCACGAGACTCTTCAGGCAGGCATCCTGAAGATATACTCCACACAGGAGAACGTGGTGCGTAATCATTACAAGCGCCGTACTGGCCGATTGCTCACCACACTTTCCGCTCACTCGTTCGACAGTCAGATTTCGGGCGAGAACCGTACCATCTTCGTACGGATTCTTCCTTATCTCCGTTTTCTGGATATGCAGTACCGCCAGCGAAATGACCGCATCAGCAAGTTCAAGCGCAGGAACCTCGCGCTCTATAACCGCGTAGTCTGGGGCGTATTGTATCACGAAACGTTCCCTAAGCTTCGCTATGGCTTCAACGATGAAGTACGGAACAGCATACGCCAGGAACTGGAACAATCACTCAACCCACAAAAATCATAATTATGGCAAACAAACATTTAACGGAAGACGAAATCCGATATACCGTAGATGTGAAGACTGCCGATGCGCAGAAAGCCATCTACACCCTGGAGCAGCAGAGCAAGAAACTGCGCTCAGAGAACAAGGCACGACTCAGCCAGATGATCAGCCTGGAGGCAGCCGGAAGAAAAGAGTCGGAAACCTACAGGAACCTGAAGAAGCAGTACTCCGAGACCAGCAAGGAGATCCGTACGCTTACCGACCGTATAGGCGAGCAGACAAGCAAAATCGATATCCTGGATATGAGTATGGTGCAGCTGAAGAAACAGCAGAAAAGCCTGCAGAAGGAATTGGATAATACCGTGCAGTCGCTCAATCCGGAGGCCTATGGTGTGCTGGAGCAACGTCTGAAAGATGTTTCCGGGCGCATCTCTGAACTGAAGCAGAACGCAAAGAGTTTTGGAGAACTTGCATCAGATGATACCGTGAACGGTGTACTTCTAGGTAATATGCTGACCAAAGGTGCAGAACTCTTCGGCGAAAAAGTGAGAGAATTCATGGACTCCATCGCAGAGCTCATTAATGGCGGTCTTGAGATGGCAGAGCAGGCTGACGGTGTGACCAAGGCATTCAACGGTTTGAACCAGGAGGGACTGCTGGATAATCTCCGCAAGGCAACCAAGGGAACCGTAAATGATGTTCAGCTGATGACGGCTGCCGTACAGGCTAACGATTTCCGCATTCCGCTGGAAGACCTGGGCAAGTATCTGGAGTTCGCACAGTTGAAAGCGCAACAGACTGGCCAGTCGGTAGACTACATGACAAACAGCATCGTGACCGGTCTCGGCCGCAAGTCTCCGATGATCCTCGATAACCTGGGTATCTCTGCAGCAGAAATCTCAGAGAAAACCAAGGAGACGGGCGACTTTATGAAGGCTGTGGCAGAGATTGTGGATACTCAGCTTGCCGAAGCAGGAGAGACCTATATCAGCGCAGCCGACCGGGCAGCCCAGAAGACGGTAGAACTACAGAACGCCCAGAAGGCTCTGGGAGACGAAATCCTCCCGCTCAAGGAACAATGGGATGACGCCTATGCAGATATGCAGCTGAACACCATCAGTCTCATTTCCTGGTGCGTAAAGCATCAGGGCGTAGTGAAGACGCTCGGCATCCTGCTCACAGCCTTCACGGTTGTAGCGATTGCTACCAGCAACGCCATCAAAACGAATATCGTCGTGACCAAGGGTGCAGCTGCAGCCCAGCAGGCATGGAACGTAATCTGCGCTACCGGAACCGGACTCATGAAACTGCTGCAGGCGGGCTTCTACCTGCTCACGGGCAGGGTAACGCTTGCCAAGAATGCTTGGACCGCCATGAACGTCACCATGAAGGCAAGCGTCTTCGGGCTGATTACTGCAGGAGTAGCTGCACTCTCCCTGAAGTTATGGGATATGCATAAAAAACAGAAGGAGGCTGCCGCATCGGCTAAGGAACTGGAAACCATGGAGCGGGATCTGAACACCCAGGTGAACGAACAGACCGCCAAGGTAAAACAGCTCAACGAAACCATGCGCAACGAGAAAATCTCCATGGACCGCAGAAGGGAGGCTCTCAATGAACTCAAGAAGATTATTCCTGGTTATAACGGACTGCTCTCTGTAGAGGGCACAAAACGAAGCGTATATTTAAGAGAGAGCCCGAAAATGATGGAAGAACCTAGAATAGAGATAGTTATGCAGATGATGGAAAAATGAAGGTGTAAAACGAAACGTTTACATTGGTTGAATTTTGGTTGAATTATCTGAGAGGTTGGTTTACATAGAACGAGGGGAAAGTTTACATCGGATTGCATCTGCTTTACATCAGAGGGACAGAGAGGCTTCTGGGGCGTGCAGGAGGGCTTACCTACAAGGCGATGGATAGATGGAGACGGTGAAGGATTAGAGCGGCTTAACGGCCGCTTTTTTTTGTGCCTTGTTGCGAAGAAAAATTTTGGTTTTAGGAATAATTAAGATGCAATTTTATTCCATATAACAATTATTTGGTATATTTGCAGCCGATAACGAGGGCGATGCGCTTTGCGGTGCGTGGCTCCTGATGTAGGACTTAAAACGATAGAAATATGGCAAAAGTAGTACACGTTCACCTGATGGTGGGCAAGCATGAAGGACGAAAAGACTTCTATTTCAGCTCCATCACGGCAATATACACCGTATTGACGGCTGAAGAGGTAGGCGCAACCAGGAACTATCTGCTGCATGCAGGGCTTGGTGGAAATGGTACGGTAATGACGAAACGCGCTGTAATTAAGCAATCTACGCTTATTTCGGGTGGTCGGATGAGTAATGTATCACCCGAGAAGGAATAAGGGCTTAGAACGCCATTTTTAGGGTGTTTTGGGCGTGTTGGAACGACATTATAAGCCTGTATGCTTTTAGGGGGTAATTTATGGGTCTTTGGGGAGCTTTCGGGCTCCCCTTTTTTGTGCCTAAAATGGTCGATTTTGGGTAGTGGGGTTACAACTGGGGTTACAAACTGGGGTTACATTTTTAGAAAAGTGGGGTTACAAAAGTGGGGTAAAACGCATAACGATAGCTTGGGTAGGAAAACTACCACTTTTGCCACTTTATGTGCAGGAAAGTACGTATTTTTTATAAGTGATTGAGAATGAGATAAGTTTTTATCTCATAAAAAGAAGAGGTTACGAATTAGAAATAAAC